GCCACCACCCTGTAGTCATATATTTCGTTGCACTGTGTACAGGATTTCCACGGTGCTGAAACGTCCATCCGGCAGGGAACATACATCCAAGTCCCTTTCTAGGCCGAACTCTCATCTTCTCATATAAGAACTCTGTCTCTCCTTCATCAATTTCTATATCATTTAGGTAGAACGACCACACAAAACATCGATCCATGTTCTCCCAATTACAAACTTCGCTGTGCCAGTTGTGAAACCCACCACCAAACGGTGGAGTTGCTTGAATTTTAATGTCAGGCGAGACAAGCTTCTTAGTGCCACGATACGCAAACGGAAATTCTGTAATATATCGGTGCATAAGATCGTATTTACATTTCTGAACTCTAGTGTATAGGTCACTATGCCCCTCAAACGTTAACCATTTCTGTTTATCCTTACGAGTCAGGCGATCAGCCTCTACGGTTTTAACGTTTTCCACCTTGTCGAACCATGCAATCATTTCATCACATAGATCACTAGACATAGCTTCAGAATATGATCTTATAAAATTACTCATAATGTGTGATCAACTGCTTTCCTAAACATGCTGATACTTCCTTGCTTAAACTTGTGAGGTTCTATAATATCCATACGATACGACACATTGGGAAGTTCATTTAAGATTCTAAGGTTATTATTAGGTTCTCCACGGAAATATGTGAAGTGAAATAGGGCATACTCCTTGACCATACTCCAATATTCATCCTTAAAAAATTGATACTCCTTTGGACCACCACAATCAAACCACACTAGGTCATACGGGCCTTGCTTCATTACATCATTCATAACAGATGAGGTGCTGAAGTCACCTTCAATGAAGTCAACCAAAGGTTCATCCTCTAACATCGACCTTCTTTCCTTGGCACGATCATCACTATCCTCTAGACTTTGATCATCAACCACTACAAACTTAGGATTATAAGGCTTATTCAAATACTCTTCATCACAATTGGAGTCCCATAGAAGATTGTTACCATTATTTCTCAGAGCCTCAAGAAGGAATGGAGTAGTGTACCCCATTCCAATCTCAAGAATACGCTCAGGACGAACAAGTTCACATAAACTTTTAAGGAAAGGCCCAACTTTCTCTGTACCATAACCAGGCACATACCACTCTTCATGTTCCATACTAAAGAATCTCTGATGTATAACTTACGAGGGGATTGCCACGGGTTGAGTTAACAGAAAAATTCTCTGTCGTTGTTTTAACGTTAATGCGTCGAATTGTCTCTGGCGTGTTTGAGGTCAAACCACAAACATCCTCGAAATACTCAATCGTTACTTTCTTCAACAACTTCTTCTCCATTGCCATAATCCTTTACTCCATATTTAAATTCAGTTTCAGCCGCAATATCCAGCTGGTGCATAACGTCCTCAGTAAAATAAGTCTCAGGATCATTATTTATTGTCTTACCAAAGGTTTTAGTTCCATCAGGAAGTTCAATTCTAGTAGATACACTCTTAAAGATGTTATACTTCAAAGCCAGTTCCAACAAGCCATAGTATTTGTCAAGACCCATATCATAAGTAAGGCGAACATCCACCATCTTATTCTCTTTCGTCAGGCGAGACTTGTGGTTTTTACAATGAATAATATTACCGATAACCTCAGTACCATCTTTCTCTTTCTTCTTACTCAGGTAGATGATACTACTTGCAGCATACTTCAACCCTGATCCACCACCCATTTCTTTCGTCGAAAATAGACCCATACTCTCGTAAGTATGGTTCGTTACCACCATTGGAACTTTCGCTCGGCCAGATTTAAGGGTCAGAACTCTAAAAGCAGCCTTTAATACCTGAGCCCTCGTCATATCTCTTGTCTCTTTACCATCTGTGGTATCTTCGACTTCCTTCGTGGTACTCAACATACCTAAAGAGTCTAAGCAGACCATCATGGGACGGCGTTCAGACTCAGGTACATCAAGATACGAGTCAAGTACTCGAATAGCCTGTGTGCGAAACTCTTGAACCGTTGTTACAGGCATCATCACCATACGTTTCGGATCAATGCCCCTGTCAGTCACCATATTCTTAGTAATAGCACTTTCACTCTCGAAATAAATAACTCCTGCATTCGGATCAGCATCAAGGAAGTTCTTAACCATACCCATAAGGAAGAATGTTTTACCCGTAGCACTCTCACCAGCTAAAGCCGTGATCTTGTTGCTGGGTAATCCCCCGTAGATGCTTCCAGATAAAAGAGCATTGAAGATATACGAACCTGTGTCAATAAACCCTTCAACGTCACCCGCCTCTACACCGTCAGCAACGATGGAGCCGTACTCATTCATCCCTGCCACCTTCTTTAAAAAATCATTCATTCATAGTTCCTTTTCTGTAATATTATATAGAGTGTAACACATGTACCCAGTTAAGTCAAGTACTTTCTTTAACTTTTTGGGGGTGCCCCTTTTAGATATAGTGTAGATATGAACCAACAATATACTTCGGAGTCTTTATCGGAGGCATACCAGCATGAGGGTGTGTCCATAGAGGAGGAAAGGCTAATACACTGCCCTTCTTACATGGGGATACAACTTTAAAGTCCTCTGCATTTGGCCAAACAACTGTCTGTCCTGCCTCATTGTCAGTTAAGTAGAGAAAGAATACAAGAAACCTCTTTGCATTTGCGTAATCATTCACATCTACGTGAGTACGAAACTCATCTACGCCATCAGGCATATACCTCTTGATCCTTGGAGATTCAAATCCATGTTTATCTGGCCACATAGGGGAAATGTCTTCCTTATAGTTTGCGACACAGGGAAAGAGTAGGTTAAGCAACTCACCCATCTCAGCAGACCAAGACTTCATGTTCTTACCCATGTCTATCTGAGTAAAATCATATGAACTAGAACTCTCTCTCTGCCATTGCTCTGAACTGGCTTCGAACTTATTCACCAGATCATCACAGAAGTCAGGGGGTACTACATCATCGTATATCCTCACGTACTCATCGATCATTTCATTATTCCTTTCATAGCAGAAAATATCTTTTAGACACCTTATTGCATTTATAGTTTAGCATTGCCTCTCACCTTTTAAGGGCCCTGTTCTAGAAAAGAGCCCCCCTTATAAGGCCCCCCCTAACAAAGAGAGAGTGTCAGTCCACTTAGCTATTCAGCAATATACGTAAGACCATTCGTGACACTCTCCAAGTTTATTTGTTAAGCAGAGAATGACACCTCATCAGGCACATAATCTTCAGATATCTCAATCTCATACTCTGCATTATTGCTTACACCCCACAGAGTGCCATCCTCATCCATCTCTATGACATAAGAGATACCGTTATCTGTGATCATGTCACCATTTTTAAGCTTATTCATATTCATTAAACCTTTCGTGGAAGAGACTAGCAGTGCCATATGACCTAACAGGCGAACCCTGTTCCAGAAGTCTCTCTCCATTATCTTTATAGTACCACACTAATACACCTTTGTCAAGCACTAAATTCAATTATTATCCATTCATTTCTCTGGCGTGGCAGTGAGCTACCCTTCTTCATGTGTATCTTAACTCCTTATAGCTATTCTTTAACCATCCAACAAGCAGATTATAACAGGTTGTCAAGGGTATGTCAAGTCCTTTCTGCACTTATTCTGCATTTATTTCTGATAATCTCTGAGTATGTGTGGTTATTGTGCTGAGAGTCTGTGGATTTTAACTACATCTCTGGCATGTTTATTTTAACCTTTTTAATGAATCACCTATTATTGGGTATTCATGGGACACTATGGGATATAGTTCCGCATAACTTGATATATATGAATCCTAAATAGTCTTGACATCATCTTATGCATGGAGTATACTAGTAATATGAAAAGTTTCAAGCAAATACTGACTGAGGATAAGGGTGGCAAGAACCTTCACCTTGAGCATCTAGAGGATGAAATCCTTAACTATGGTGTAGATGGTGGCAGGGCTGCTATTAACTTCCTTCGTTCTCTACGTGACATGATGGCTGGTTCATCTCGTAGTAGTGTTAACATGACTGTGAAGTGGGATGGCGCACCGGCGATCTTTGCTGGTATTGATCCTTCTGATGATACGTTCTTTGTTGCAAAAAAGAGTGTGTTCAATGTAAGTCCTAAGCTGTATAAGACGAATGATGAAATTGATGATGATCTATCCGGCGCATTGCAAAGTAAATTCAAGGTTGCATTATCAGAGTTATCTAAATTAGGTATCACGGGTGTATTACAAGGCGATTTGATGTTCACTGATGATGTGGATACTACGAATATTGATGGTACTTCATACTATACATTTCAACCCAATACGATTGTCTATGCCGTACCCGTGGATAGTGATTTTGGTAAAAAGATTAACACTGCGAAGATTGGTATCGTCTGGCATACAACGTACACAGGCGCCGCTCTACAGGACATGAAAGCCACGTTTGGTGCGAATATTTCTGGATTGAGTAAACCTTCTAGTGTGTGGATGGATGATGCCACTTATAAGGATACCAGTGGAACCAGCACCTTTACTGAGTCAGAGACTACTGCATTGACTGCAATTCTATCTAACACGGGCAGGACATTTAAAAAGATTAATGCGAATGGGTTACGTAAGTTTCTTTCATTGCAAAATGGTATGACAGGCTCTATTGCTGGTGCATCGTTGAAGACTTATAATAATAGTAAGGTTCGTGCTGGTGAGAAGATTAAGAATGCGATGGCTCATTCTAAGGGATATGAAGCATGGGTGTATGACTCGATACAGAAACAGATTGACAAAGCAAAATCTCCAGCTGGTAAGAAGAAATACACAGACATGCAGAAGGAATATGTTCGTGAGGTACGTAAGCATACCAGTAACCTAATCAGTATCATTGAGTTTCAGAATTTGTTGGTTGATGCAAAGTCTATGATTGTGAATAAATTGGATAAGGTTAAGAGTATTGGTACATTCATCAAGACTGCAAATGGTTTCAAGGCGACTAATCCAGAGGGTTATGTGGCGATAGACAGAGTAAGTGGTGGTGCGGTTAAACTTGTAGATCGTATGGAATTTTCGTATAACAATTTCACTGCAATAAAAAGTTGGGATAAGTAATATGACATTACAGAAATACGTTAAACAATTACGTCCTAGAGATGAGGTTGCAGTTAATCATGTTCATAGGATTCAAGAAGCTGTTTCAAAATTACCTCAAGATAAAGAACTTAACGTTGATTCATTAGTTCAATCTCAAGACTCTGATGTCTCAACTCAAATGTATGAAGCTGCTGGGGTAATAGTTGGTATGCAAGGGTTAAAGTTAACTGGTGCCGACTTAAAAAAGGTTATGTCGCATGACCAGTTTAGTCCAAAAGCAAAAACTTGGATTGAAGATTTTCTTAAAGCACATCCTAATAAAGAAGCACTTGATGCTTTTTTGAATTGGGTAGTATTGATTGGTGGAGCAGTTGCAGATGTTCATAATGGAGTCTTTAAAGATTTTATTCATAAAGATGTAGATAAAGAATATAAAGGGAAAGGGAAAGCACCAACAACATTTCAAATTCCAGCTGCCGATAAACCTAATACAGCAGACACTGTTTTTATTACAAGTGGTACAAGACAAGATGTATTTAAAGCTTTTAGCACAATTGCAAAATTACCAGATAAAGATCAGTCATCAAGAGTAAAAACTACTAAAAAAGGTTTAGTTACCTTGTTAGATGAAAAGGGAAAAGAAATAGTTTCTTATTACCAAATTTCCTTGAAGAAAACTTTTGTGGCTGCTAGAGTAGGTAGAGCTACTGCATTTCTGAATAAAAATTATATAGGTGGTATTAGTACTGCATCACCCACAGATGCAAGAAAATATGTTCAACAAAACCAATCATATGATTATAATCAAGGTGAGATGGTAGAGGGATTTTTTGGAGATGTATTATCTAAATTTAAAGATGTTGTATCTGGTGGATTTAAAAATTTTGTCGGTTGGGCAAAGGAAAAATATACAAAAATTGCTAAAGTATTAGTAGGATTGTCGATTAAACTTGCTAATCAAAAGATTAAGAGAAATCGTGGAATGAAGTCAATATCAAACATTTTGAATATGACGCAATTAAATGAATCTTCACTAACTTCATTTCTTGGAGAAAAGAAGAGCCCAAATATTAAAGTTACAGCGAAATTAGTAAAAGAATTTAAAACTCTAAGTCAGTTTGTAAAAAACGATGAAATTAATAAGCTTCATAAAGAAAATATGACTTTAATGAGCTCATTAAATGCTAAGTTTGCTGTTCCCGGCCGTAAAGTTTTACCAATACTAATGTTACCAAATGAGAATGCTGGTCTTGTAGATATGGTAAGTATTGGTAATGAAATAGATAAAGTTCTTAAAAGTAAACTAGGAGCCGATATAACAAAGGATGATATATATCTTGCATTAAAAGTGGGTATGAATTATTCTGCAAATACTGCTATTTTTGGAATTTTAAAGTCTATTGAGAGAAATGAATTAGAGTATAAAAATCTTAGTCAAGCATTGTTTGCTTTTTCAGCTGAGATTGAATCAGAAGTTAAGTTTGGAAATACCTCGTTACCCTTAGTTATTGTATATGGGGGAGAAAATAAAAAGGCAATTGTTTTAGGCACAAGAAGTGACTACAAAGACGAAAAGACTAGTGAGTTATCTACAACAGGCAGAGAAATCAATAATTTCCCTGTTGCAATTTTTAGTGTGGATAAAGCAAAAGCTGGAAAAACAAAACAATTATATAATGTTATTAAGATAAAAATGGTAAGTGATTTTAAAGAAGTTAATGGAAAACCAGAACCTATCTATTTGATGTTTGAACTTATTGCTGATCAAAGTAGATCATTCAGTTTTAAAATAGAAGGAAACAAATATGAAGATAAAGCTAAGGCTATGTCATAATTTTAATATAACTTGACGGCAATCCTCATTATGTAGTCCATGCACTTCTCTATGACCACATTCCATACCACCACATTTTCCCGTCCCAGACTCCTCTGGAACTGAATCAACAATCTCTCTAGTGCAATATTTACAGGTTTCCATGTCTATGTTATCATAGGATTAGCAGGGTCAACGCCCATCCAATTGCTCCACTCTTTATAGAAATGTCTCATACCCACTTCATCGTGAATAGTCTCATCTTCGTGTCTACCATGTAGTATATGACGATGTTCTTGACCAGACTTCATACTTGCACCTTGTCCAGTAATACCCAAAAGGTCTTCGTGTAAGTTTCTGCCCATAGGGCCCCAGATTGTGTTATGATGTGCAATACGAGTTTTACGCTCTTCTGGTGTATCCTTTTTAAGACCAAATCCACGAAACTCAATCATAACCTTATTTGGCCCAAGTGGTGTTACAACGTCTGTACGTAATGCACTACCACGTAGATTAAAGTTCATGCCAGGAAATAGATCAATCATGTACCACTGGTTTGGTGGTAGGTGTGGAAATGAGAGGTCTTCTCTAGATTCACCTAACTCAAACTCACCATACTGTACTTCAAAGCTACCCACGTTTACATGACCATTATCGAACCCAGTACACTTACGTGCAAAGTACTCTTCATTAAAACCAGTTACACGATTGAAGTAGTGCATATAGTCATGGTAAAATTCACTATTGGTATCATGCCACAGCTTGTAGTTGCTGTCGATGATTGCTTTGTGATAATGGAATACTTCCAATGGCTCTGTGTCGAGTGCTGGACGAATAACATCAAATGCACCAGCAGCCCATCCTTCAACATCTTGAGTTGGTTCTAGATTAAGTGTAACCCATACCATGCCACCAAACTTAACTTCACATGGTAGTTCTTGATGATCTTTTGCCCAATCTGCTTGATTCCAATGATCATAACCACCGTCTGTGGCTACGTTTCCACTAGGGGGCATAGATTGAAAATAATGTTGAAATGCAACAACTTTGTCATTGTCACGAATCATTGCTATTTTAGAACCAGCGATACTGGAAGTTCTAAAGTCTAGATGGTTCTCTAGTTCTGATTCATGGCAGAGAGGTATCCAACATTTTTTGAATATCTTTTCTTGTTCTTTATGAAAGATATTCCAATCGCTGTAGATACGAGAATCTACATATTCGACAGTGGGTTTAGATAACCATTGAGTGTGTTTACGTGCAGGCATTATCTTTCCTTTTTTTCTTTTTCTATATTTATCACACCACAGTGTCCAACTTCTTGCATAGCTGGCAAGATTTCTTGCATAGTTTTTAGGTACTCAATAATCGCAATACGCTTCTTTTCCTTCTTCTCACGGAAACGCATTTTTGTACCCTTGACTAACTTTGTACTTTTAGTAAGCCACTGATTCATAAGCTCAGGCGTCCACTCTGGATTTTCTTCTGACCATGCTAAAAACTTTTTACTATACTTGTAATCTTCATTTTGAGCAGTGCCCCTATTAAAAATGTTCCAAAGATTTGGGCCCATCTTGTTTTTACCATCATGTTCAATTGAATGACACGATTTACACTTTCTAAATTCCTTGTCTCCTGCAAATGCTGGCACACTTCCTACTAATATTAAAATAGTTGTTAATAGAATTTTTATCATTCATATATCCTTCTTTAGTTTTGTCAAGTCACTTATCCATAAATTCTGGATAAGCGTTTCCTGTACCCTCGTACATATCAGAGCCGACTAATTCTTCTTCTTTACCTACACGAATACCGATAGTCTTATGTAAGACCCACCATATCCCTAAAGATGTAGTGAATACAAAT